GCCGCGAGTTCGCTGCAGAACCAGCGGCTCGGGTCTTGCCACGGGCGTACGCGAAAGAAGATGTGGATCAAGGCCGTCCAGTCGTAGGGCTTGCCGACCTGGGCCTTGAGCCATGTCCGCGCTGCCGCTGCGTCCGCGCTGGGCAAGTCGATGATTCGACGCTCCCGGTACTTGGCGAAAAAGTCGTACTCGAAGCTGGCGCGCACGCCGCCCTGCTGCATGGTGGTGTCGTAGACCATGCTGCGCTCGTCGTCCCACAGCGCGGCGTGGCTCCAGCGAGAGCCCATCCAGGCCCGCAGCAGGTAGCTGCCGAGCGCCGGGTGACGGCACAGGATGAGCTTCACGGCGGCGACATCAGTTGTCGATCTGGAAGGTCAGCGCGCCAGCCGCGAAGCTCGGTGCGGCGTCGCCGCTGTTGACCGTCTTGCTGGTCGTCAGGGCGCTGTAGAACAGCATGTTGCCCGCCGTGGTGGCGTCGAAGACCGCAGCACCGGTGATCGTCCCCCAGTTGGCGGTCGGGGCCGGGAATGTGACCACGGCACTGTTGAACGTGGTGCCGCTGACACCGGTGCTGGCCGTGTTGACCGGCGTCGGGTTCGTGGACTGCGTCGCGGCCCAGGCGGTCAGCGAACTCGTCACCGCGACCCGGGCGTAGCTGCCGCCCGTGACCTCGGTGCCGCCGCCGACATCGGTCGGGTTGGCAGTGAACAGCGCGACGTACAGCGTGGCAGGGCCGGTGGCCGCAGCTGCCGTGGCACCGGTGATGCCGATCGCCTGGGCTCGGAAGAACCAGTCGATCAGCTTGTTTTCAGCAAAGTCGGTAAACGCGGCCATGTCGGGCTCCTATATTCGATCTAAGTACGATCTTCGATGTCAGATGCCGCCATAGGCGACAGTGCGGACCTTGAACGCTTTGCGGCGTTCCTCTTCTTTGACCTGGGCGAAGTACGCCAAGGCTTTGCCCTCGAACTCCATGGCCTTCGTGCGGTCGAAGGTCTCGGCGTCCTGCTTCATGTACGCGAGGTGCTTCATCCACAGCAGCAGATGCCGGTGATGTTCGGCGTCGATCTCAAACGCCTGATCCCCGTCCGTCGTGATCGCCAGCAGCGGCAAGCGCAGCACTTCGAGCCGTAGGTTCACGGTCTCGTTCGACGTGGGGTAGACGCGAGCCTTGTGGGCTTCCTGGCCGATGACCAGGGCTTTGACTTCGCCGACCGTGCCGTCGAAATACCAGCGGCGCTGCACCATGTCGTCGCGGTTGATCACGTCCAGGTCGCGGCCCGTGTCTTCGCGGGTCAGCGCACGGATGCGCTTGATCTTCGCGTGCAGCGCGATGCGGTCGCTGCCGGGGACGACGGCGATCTTCGTGACCGCGTCGGTACTGGCGTCGAGGATGCCGTCGGTCTTGCGGCAGTACATCGTCTGCGCGTCGTCCATGTACCCGAACACGTCCTCGTCCGACCACAGGTATGGCGCTGCCGTGTCGGACATCTCCGAACGGAACAGGGTCAAGAGGTCGGACGAAGTCATGGTCTATCAGTCGTTGGCTTTTGCCAGGAACTTCACCCAGGCCGCGTTCCGCTCTTTCTCGGTCACTTCCCAGGTGACGCCTTTGGCTTTCGCCAGGACGCTCAGGTGGGGCATGCCGCCTGCGGTGAAGTCGTTGCGGGCGTTGCGCTTGGCGATGATGTCGAAGGCGACAAACAGTGCGGCTTCGCGGTCAGCCTGGACCTCGGGCGAGTTCGTCGGCTTGGGGGTGTCGTCGACGAAGTCTTCGTCTTCAGCGACGCCACCGGCGGCGATGACTTCGGCGTACATGGCGGGCGGGACGAGATGGAACTCGTCCTTCTTGAATTCGATGGAGATGCCGCACGTCGAACTGATCGTGCGGTTGCGGTGGAGCTTGAAGCGCATCAGAAGTCCTTTGGGTGGTGAAAGAAAGAACGGGGCCGACAGGCCCCGTTCACAGCTGTGAGCCTTCAGCTACCTCGATCAGGAAGCCTGAATCTCGTTGACGCGACCGTCGATCGTGTAGTCGATCCGCACGCGCACACGGCCCGCCGTGGCGTTTGCCACGGTGTAGGCGATGGTCAGCCGCGCATTCGTGCCCACGTTGCAGAGCAACGGGCTGGTCAGCGTCAGAGCCGTACGGGCTGCGGTCTTCATGTCGACCGCGTTTGCCAGGGCCGTGGTGCTGCCAGCAATGCCGACCGAGATCGTCGCCGCCGTCGGACCGACGTAGGCCGTCTCGACGATGACCGCGCCGCCCATGATCACGGCACCGGGCGGCATGTTCAGGCCGTCGAAGACGATCGTGTTGGCGACCGGGCCGGTCAGCACCGCGACAGCCGGGTCGGTCGACAGAGCGACCGTCGAGCCCAGCGTCTTCGAACCACCGTCAACCGAGTCGACGACCCAGTTGTTGTAGTTGAAGACGAACTCCTGTTCGAGGAGGTATTGCGAGCCGCGTGCGGCGAGGAGCTTGCTCATGATGTGCCTTCCTTACTGAGCGACGTAGCAGGACAGAACGCCGAAGTCTTCGACGGTGTTCGCTTCGTAGATGGTCCCGAACTTGGGCTTCAGGAAGCCGAGAATCTTGCCCACGGCGATGCCCTGGCTGTTCTCGTAGTCGAAGCCCTTCTCGTTCCAGTCCGGCGCGCCGATGTCGGCCATGCCCAGAGCCTGTGCGCCGCAGAACAGAATCTGCGAACCCGGCAGGTTCAGGCCCGAGCCGTACATGTTCGTGCCGCTGGTGCCCTGCGACACGTTCGGCACGTGGCGGAACTCGTGCAGGTAGATGCCGTCGATCTTGACGCTCGACCCGGTGAACAGCTTGTCGTTCGTCCCGGCCTGAACCGAGTGGCGCAGGTTCAGGTTGTAGTCGTTGTCGGCCTTCAGCTTGGCGAACGCCTGCGGGGTCAGGAAGGCGTGGTACGTCTCTTCGCCGCCCTCGCCGGTGACGCCACGGATGTAGCGGTCCTTGGCGTAGGCCTTCAGCTGCACAAAGGTCTGCCATGCCGGGAAGTCGCTGCCAGCGACGGCGCCGGTGTTGACGATGGCGCTCGACGTGTTGCTGCCCGAGTTCCAGTCCTTCAGCGTCTTGTTGACGTTGTCCCAGCGCAGCATGCGCTTGGTGGACGGGGCGGTCACGTCAGCGGCGAACTCCAGGTTGGCGAGGTCGCTGCCGACGCGGGTCGAACCGTTCGGGCGGGTGCCGAAAGCGCGGCCACCGAGGGCGCTGAACGCCATCTGGTCGATGCGGTCGGCCAGCCAGTAAGCCAGCACGTCGCGGCTGTTGCCCCGGAACTCGACGACCGACTTTTGGTCGGCCATCTTGCCTTCGTGGCGGTTGGCGTGGCGCAGCTGGTCGATGCGGATGACCTGATCGAAGGTCTGCATCGCCTCTTCGTTGCCTTCCAGGGTGCGGTCCCCGGCAACGCCGTCACCGGTCAGGTCGGCCAGCAGCGTGATGACAGCGCGGGCGCCCTTCTCGGACTTCTTCAATTCGGTGATGTGCTGGATCAGCGAGTTCGGGCCTTTGCCCAGGAACTTGTTGACGAAAGACATGTTGCGGGCCTGCTTCCACAGGTCCATCGACCAGACGGTCTTTTGCTCGGACGTGAGCAGCGAGAAATTTGTGACGGCCATGACGGCGCTCCTACGTAGTCGAAGTTCGAGGTTCGATTTCCGAATGTCGCTTCGGCTACGCGGAGGAGGCTTGACCGTGCCTCTGACGGGCGCACCGTGTCGTGGTGCCTACGAGGTATCGGCTATCAATTACGACTGCGCGATAGCTGCAGTATATCTAAAAAGAAAGCCGACGCAAGCGTCGGCTTCTGTTTCTTTCGTAGATATTAGATTACGTCGCCGCGCATCCGGGCCAGCTGGTCATCGGACAGGGCGCTGAAGTCCTTGTAGTTCATCTTCAGCACGTCCTTGGCGCTGATCGTGCCGCCGTCCTTGTCGCTGTCCATGCCGACCCGGGCCGTGTTCGGTGGAGTCTTCTTGGCCGTGTCCAGGGCTTTCTCGACCGCGCCCTTCTTCCGCTCAGCGGCCACGTCCTTCGGGTCCACCTTCGGCGTCACCGTCGTCGCCACCTCCTGCTTGCGCGTCTCGGTGCCCAGCATCTTCTTGACGGCCTTCTGGAGAGCGTCGGTGGGCGTCATGCCCTTGCGCTCGTACGTGGACTTCAGGTCGGCCACGTCGGTCAGCATCTCGCCGTCGAAGTCTTCGTGATCGGGGTTCAGCACCGGGTACGCCTGCTCCACGCGCTCCAGGCTGATGTTGTAGCGGGCGCGCTCGGTGGCGCGGGACTCCGCTTCGGCGATCTTGATGTCCGACCGCTGCTCGTTCATCTGCCGTTCGGCACGGCGGATGTCGCGCATCAGGTCGGTGGCCTTGTCGACTTCGCCGTCGGCCAGGAGCTTCGTGTACTCCTTCTCCATACCCAGGACCTTCGTCTCCAGGGCAGTCAGGTCGGCGTTGATGTCGGCGACGGCCTTGCCGTTCTGGTACTGGGCCAGCTGGCGCTCGACTTCCTTGCGCGCCTCGCGCTCCTTGTTCAGGAGGGCTTCGTGGCGGTCCAGAGGGATGCGCTTGGGCGACTTCTTCTTGTCGGCCTTCTCGTCCTTCTCTTCCTTGTCCTCTTCCTCGGCGTCGTCGTCCTTCGGGTCGTCCTTGACCTCGTCCTTCGGGTCGTCCTTCTCGACGACCTTGGCGTCTTCGACGTCGTCATCGTCGGTCGGGATGAAGTCGTCGCCGCGATCGGTGCCGCCGCCGCCCTCGCCACCCTCGCCCGCTGGGGCCATGTAGCGGTTGAAAATCCAGTGCAGTTTCATCGCAGTCCTTGTCGTTGGGGTTGAGGTCTTTGAGCCGCAGCAGCCATCTGCGCGTCACGCTGTGCGCGCTGGTCGGCGCGTTTGATTGCCATGTCCTGCGCCTGGAGGCGCAGCTTTCCTTCTTCGCGCTCGCGCTCCAGGCCGAGCTTCATGAAGTCCATCTGCTGAGTGTGAGCAAACTTCTGCTCCTCCAGGCCAGCCTCGTGCTGGGCCTGGGCCATCTCAAGCTCGGGGTTCCCGCCCTTCCCTGCGTTCGGGTCCTCGATCGGCGTGTGGGCCAGCACCTGAGTCTTGACCTGGGTCTCCTGGGTCTTGGCGGTGCGCAGACCGGCGTCGGCGTGCTTCTGAGCGGCCTCGCCCTCGGTCTTGCTGACCTCAGCCTGCTGCGCACGCTGCTGCAGCTGCTGCATGGCTTGGGCTTCCGGCGAATTCTTGTCGCCCTCCATCTGCTTGATGATTTCCGTCTTGTTCATCAGGCGGCTGGCGTTGATCAGGATGCTGTCGGGGATGGCGACGCCCATCTCCTTCATGGCGACGGCCTGATCGAACTGGCTGTCTTCCATCGTCTCGCGGTGCGGGACGGAGGTGACGACCACGTCGTACTCACCGAGCGTCAGGTCGTTGACGATCGTGCCCTCGGGGCTGGCCTGATTCACCGGGAACGTCTGCGTCTCGCCCGTGGCGCTGTTGTGCGTGATCGTCATGAGGCGTTCTTCGGTGTAGAACTCCTGCACGAGGTCGAGGACGTTGCGAGCCAGGATGTAATCCGAGCGCGTCAGGCTGTCCATTGGCTTGGCGAGGCCCGTGGCACCGCTCTGCTTGTTCTTGTCGATGGCCTTGGCGGCGACGTCCTCGCGTGCCTGCCCGGTCATGTAGTCCGAGACGCCCGAGATCGTCTTGATGTGTTCCTCGGCCTTGTAGGACACGCGGTCCAGGCCTGACGGCACCGAGTTCGGCTGAATCTTGACGAGGTCTTCGTCGGGACTGCCGTTCACCTCGACGACGAGACCAGTCTCAGCGCCGCGCTGCTCCAGTTCTTCCGGCGTCATGTTCGTCAGCGCGCCGGTCTTCACCTTCCACCCGCTGTTCGCGGTCGTGTTGATGACGTGAAGCTCTTGGCTGCTGACCTTGTTCAGCAACTCCTGTGAGCCCAGCAGGTTCTCGACGAGGCCGACGGTGGTGCCGCGCCGGAAGTACGGGAAGTACGGAATCACGGTGAAGTGCTTGTACGGGCTCCAATCGTCGTGCAACTCGATGTTGTCGGCGATGGCCGTCCAGCGGATGCGGTGAACCAGTTTCGTCGTAACCTGGAAGCCGAACTTCTCGACGAACCACGCGATCTTGTTGCGGTCGAACTCCTGGGGGATGGCGCGCATGTCGCCGGTCTCAGGACTGACGAAGTGCTTCTGGCGGTCCAGCATCCGGTGCTGGCGCTCGATGATGCGGATGTTGCGCAGCACGGACGACTGGTCGTAGTCACCCGCGTACATGGGGTTCAGCCGATCGCCGAAGCGATCGCGGTGCATCGAGATCGAGTCGTAGCCGTACGGAAAATAGCTCTGCTCACGGTTGCGCAGCAGTTCGCCGTCGGCCTTGTTGTACAGGATGCAGATGTCGTCGGCGGTGACCCACTTGGTGACGAACAGGTCGTTCCACGTGTCGGGGTCGTACTCTTCGCCGTCAGGGTCGACGATCACGTTCTTGGGGTTGAGGTTCGTGATCTCGACCTCGCCCTGCATGCTGTCGGTGAAACCGATGCGGGCGTCCAGGTAGCCACGGGACGTGATGATCCCGTCGGCGAACATGTCGCTGCGCTTCCAGTCCAGCTGGTTGTTGTCGCTGATCTGCTTGTAGACCTTCGTCAGACACTCGGCGACTTCGGACGGGGCGCCAGAGCGAGGCCTGAAGCTCGTCTC